GCAGGTGTTGATTTTGGCCTAGTAAAAGCTCTTGATCTAAGTAAAATTATTCCAAAAGCAATAGGCGATGTAGCATTTGGCGCAATAGCTGGTAAAATAGGCGGCGCCGGCGGCCTTGCTGTTGGCTCACTAGCTAGTGATGCAATACGCGGCATTGGAGTTGCTGCATCAGGAGGTTACACTCCTACTGGTCTCCAAGCTAGTCTTGCAACCGACCAACTCAATACTAATGCAGTAACAGCTTCACTTGCTGTAAATAGCATAGCATCGACTAGCATAGCATCAGTTTCCGGTGCAGCAACTGACAAAGCTAAAAGCTTACTTAAAGGAGTTGGGTGATGGTAGAGATAGATGACGACGAACCAACCGGCGAAACTGAAGACGAATCGGTAGCAGTCACTACAGAACCTGACCAAGGTTGGAGAACCGCAGACGGGTTTGTGGCGTATGATAACTATCATCAGGCGTTTGTTCATGAAGATGGCAAACCTCGAGTTATTATAATAATAAATAATCACGAACGCCATAGTGGCGTACCATTTCCAAATAATAAACATTATTTTGTTGTTGTTCCTGACTGGGAATTTTGGCGAATAACACCGTTGTGTATTGAGCTTAGTGAGCTGAAGATAACAAATGACGGAAGTTATGAGTTATTCATTGAATCTCTCTCTACAGCAACACTTTGGCCTCCAATAAACTCGGTATTACTTGATGACGACTGGTATGGCGTTCCGCTTTATGTACCTGACCCAAACGTAGACCATGCAAGACCGGTTACAGAAGTAACAAAAACTACTAGTGCTGTTACAGGAAATACTGTAGAAACTACAGTAGTAACTGATCCTAAAGCAGTAGGTCCTGTAACTAGTAGCGAAGTAAAAGTAGGTATAGCTGACCAAGTTAACAATCTTAAAGTTGGCGACACAGCTACTCCAGAACAGATAAGATTTATGGCACAAGGGGCTAAACCTGATACTAAGGCTAAACTCAAGCTTGAACCGTGTATACCAAATGTTCCACCTGCAAACGAAGTTGCTAAAGGAGCAGGCTCAGCACCTAAAGTTAAAGGCCCGGATGACGTAATAGCAGAAGCAAGAAAACGAGCCGCAGAACGAGCAAATGTAAATCCAAATGTATCCGACGGAACTGCAAACCCAGGACCAGCTGCAGAAGCAACTAAGCCTCAACTTGTAACTCAAGACACAACAGTTAATCCAGTAAACGGTAAACCTTCTTCAGAAGCCTCAGTAACCGAAGGCGTGTATGCATATAAACCAATGCGTACTGGATTTGACAGGTATGATTTTAACAGTGGTAAGAAATTATTCACAGCACCATAACTAGAGGACTACATTAAACATGGCATCAGGAAACTATACAAGAACATCAGCAGGTATGACTACTGGATTTAAAGATTCAGGACCATATGAAGCAATTGTAGTTAATAACCTCGACAGTCGATATATGGGCGGTCTTACTGTTGAATTGTTAAAATACACTCAAGCGGGTGGCACTCCGGAAAAATCAGGACAGCTACTAAATGTTAGATATTTAAGCCCTTTTTACGGCACAACACCAAACTCAGCGTTAACAGCAAACGATGGTTACGAACATACACAAAAAAGTTATGGTATGTGGATGGTCCCTCCAGACATAGGTACTAAGGTACTTGTAATATTTGCAGAAGGCAATGCAAACTTTGGTTATTGGATTGGATGTATACCTGCAGACTATATGAACTTTATGGTTCCTGACGGCAAAGCATCTACACAAAATACAACAGGTGTTACTCCTCCTGGTTTAAAAGGTAGAAAACTCCCAGTAGGCGAGTATAACAAAGCAATTGAAACTGGCGCAAAGGTTGATCCTACACTTTTTGAAAAACCTTACAACAAAGACTTTACAGAATCCTTAGAAATTCAAGGGTTGTTAAATGACGAAGCCCGCGGCACAACTACAACTAGTGCAAGACGAGAAATACCTAGTATGGTATTTGGTATTAGTACTCCTGGTCCAAAGGATCGGAGAGACGGAGCACCTAAATCAGAAATAGGCACAGCTGGACAAAAAGTAGCAGTACCGTCTAATAGACTTGGCGGCACATCATTTGTAATGGACGACGGCGATGAAAGATTTGTTCGCGCCACACATGCAGAAGATGGTCCTCCTATATATAAAAACAAAGGAAATAAAGAAGAGGGCGGTGATAGAACCATTCCGCAAAACGAATTATTCCGTATACGTACTAGAACTGGTCATCAAATATTAATGAATAACAGCGAAGACTTAATTTATATAGGTAACGCTCGTGGAACAACTTGGATAGAAATGTCTAGTGATGGCAAAATTGATATTCATGCACAAGACAGTGTTAGTATTATGACTGAAAATGATTTAAACATTACTGCTGAACGTGATATTAATATGGAAGCTGGCAGAAATGTTAATATTAAAGCTACTGGCAGAACAAAAGGCCAAGATACTGGCAGAGTACAAATTGAATCTGTTAACGATTTTAATTTACATGTTGGAGCTAATAGTAAAATTACTGTAGGAAAAGATCAACATATAAAAGTAAAAGGATCGCAGCATTTAGATACTAATAATTTTTTGCATATTAAAACAGGTCAAGATAATAGATTAACAGCAGGCGGCTCAACACATATTAACAGTACTAAAGAGCATAGAGAAACAGCAACATATGTGCATATGAATGGACCAACAGCTTCGATAGCAAATCCTTCGAAAGAAGTACAATCACTTGAAACAATCACGTTACCGCGTGTTGAGCCAGGTAGTGTAATATCAGGATACGAATCTATACTAGCAAGAGCACCGCAGCACGAGCCTTGGCCGCACCATGAAAACTTAGATCCGCTATCGTTTAAGAAAACACAAACAGATAGAGAAACACCAGGAGCACTCCCAACAGCAGATAGAGTAGTTACTCCGGATACGTTTGATAAAAACTTACAAGGACGTACAACAAGTGCGTATGTTGGCGGCTCAGGCGGCAACGTTACATCGGGATCAAGTGCAGGTGGACCCGGACACGGCCAAACTCCAGTACCACAAGGAGATTATACAAGCAACTTTGACTTTGACGGTACAGAAGCATTAGGATCATTAAGCGCAAGATACGAATCAAGAGGAAACCCAGCAACTATTGGTTGGGATAGTACAGGTGGATTTAGTTACGGAACATATCAGCTTGCAGCAAACGTAGGTGTTATGAACGAATTCCATAATTGGCTAGCAAACGCACATCCTAATTTAGAGTCGCAATTATCCGCAGCAGGAGGAGCAACAGCAGCCCGCGCAGGAACTAAAGCATATAAAGCAGCTTGGGCACAAGTAATGTCTACAGCAGAAGCAGCAGAAGCACAACACGAGTATGCAGTATTAGCGTACTATAGTCCAGGTGCTAGAAATATTAAAAGAAAAACTGCTCTTGACTGTAATTTACGTTCTACAACTTTACAAAATGTTGTGTGGTCTTGTGCTATACAACACGGAGTTGGCGGCGCAGCAAAAGTATTCCGCAATGCTCTTGCATCTCTTGGATATCCAGGTAACCAACCATCTCTCACTGAACCAAGTGAAGCTGCTTTAATTAGAGCAGTTTATAAAGAGCGTCGAAATGTCAATAAGCATTTTGCTAGGAGTACTTCTGGTGTTAAAGCAAGTGTTGTTAAACGGTTCCATAATGAAGAAGCTGATGCATTAAAAAGTTTAGAACAGGAAATTTTACTAGCAAAACAAAATATAAAACAACAAGAGCCAACTGATAATAGTGCAGCACAACAACCAGCAGGTTCTTTAAGGGTATAATTAGGGTAAATATAGTATGAGCCAATTAGAAAAAAATCTATACAAAAGAGTTACAATATCCAATCCTAAACAGACAGCAACGTCTGGTAGAACATACAGGGGTTTCTCTACAGTTGCAAATACTAAAACTTTTAGTATATATGACTTTGAACTTATTAAACAAGACTTAATAAATCACTTCCATATACGCCAAACTGAGAAATTAAGTGATCCTACATTTGGCACTATTATTTGGGATATTTTATATGAACCGTTTACTATCGAAGTGCAAGAAGCAATTATTGATGATGTTACTCGCATTGTTAACTATGATCCCAGAATACAAGCAAGTAATATTGAAATTGATACGTATGAGCAAGGAATACAAATTGATTGCGCTATAACGTTTTTACCCTTCGGTGTAACTGATCAGTTACGCTTCAGATTTGACAAAGATAACGGACTACTCCAGCAATAAAAATTAAATACACACATTATCATTTCAGGTAAATACATTAGTAAACAAGGAAAATGATATGTCTGCAAATGATCGACAGTCGAGGCTTTTAGTAGCTGAGGACTGGAAAAGAATATACCAAAGCTTTAGGAATGCTGATTTCCAAAGCTACGATTTTGATAATCTAAGACGCACAATGATTAACTATTTGCGTCAAAACTATCCAGAAGATTTTAACGATTACATTGAATCGAGTGAATACCTTGCGCTAATTGATATGATTGCTTTCCTTGGGCAAAACTTATCATTCCGTATTGATTTAAACGCTCGTGAAAACTTCCTTGAAACAGCAGAACGCAGAGAAAGTGTATTACGTCTAGCACGTATGTTGTCTTACAATCCCCGCAGAAACCAAGCAGCTAACGGCTTGCTCAAATTTGACACAATTAAAACAACTGAAAATCTGTTAGATAGTAACGGGTTAAATATGGCAGGAATTACTGTTAAGTGGAATGACCAAACTAACACAAATTACTTTGAGCAGTTTGTTAAGATTATGAATTCAGCATTACCGATATCTAATTCGATTGGTAATCCTTTAAAGTCTGCATTAATTGCAGATGTACAAACACAAAAATATCGCTTAAATGCTACAAATACTGGCACAGCAATATATCCGTTTACTAAGCGTATTGAAGGTGTAAGCACGGGCTTTGAAATTGTAAGCACAGATATGTCAACAGACGAAATATTTGAAGAAGCACCGCTTCCAGGTAACAGTCCTGCATTTTTATTCCGTGATGACGGACAAGGCGCTGGCAGTGCTAACACTGGCTTCTTTATGCACTTCCGTCAAGGTAAGCTTGAAACAGGAAACTTTAGTGTAACTAACCCTACGCCGAATCAAGCAATTCAAATTGATTCTGAAAATATTAATGATACTGATGTTTGGGTATTTGCAGTAAACAGCAGCGGCTACGAAAGTAACCAGTGGACAAAAATAGATTCTACTGAAGGCAACAACGTTATCTACAATAGCTTGTTTAATAAAACTAGAGATGTATTTGCAGTAACTACACGTATTGGCGACAGAATTAACTTAGTATTCAGTGACGGTGTATTTGGTAATTTACCGGCTGGTGATTTTAGAGCATATTATAGATCTAGTAGTAACGTGAGAAGTGTAATAACGCCTAGTGCAATTAATACAGTAAGTATTGATATACCTTATCAGTCAAGAAACGGTACAGCACAAACACTTACACTTGGACTTAAATTAAACTATACTGTGTCTAACGGCACATCATCAGAAACTAATGCAGAAATTAAGCAAAATGCACCTGCAACTTATTATACACAAAATAGATTAATTACTGGCGAAGATTATAATATTGGCCCGTTGGCAATTAGTCAAGACATTATTAAAACTAAAAGTTCAAATAGAATTTCAAGTGGTATAAGTCGATTCTTTGACTTAAAAGATGCAAGTGGTAAGTATTCAAATACAAGTTTGTTTGCAGATGACGGCGTAATTTATAAAGAAGAATTTGCCGAAAAACAATCATTTACGTTTGCAACACAAACTGACATTGAAGGTGTTATATATAACACTATCGAAAAAGTTTTAAGTAATATTAACACCCAAAACTTCTACCTTGCAAAATACCCAAAAATTATTGTTAGTGATCTTAGTGCGTCTTGGAACCAATATAGCACTAGTACAAACCAAACATTAGGACTATTACAAGATATCGATGCAAATCCTTATACAGTAGGTACGTTTACTGCAAACAGTTTACGTTTACTAGAAGCTGGAACAATGGTAAAGTTTGTTGCACCGACAGGCAAACATTTTATGGCCGACGGTACGTTAATGGACGACGGCGCAGCAGGAGACCACTTAGGTAAAACAAATTATAAATGGTCTAAAGTAATATCTATTATCGGAGACGGAACTACGTTAGATGCAGACGGAATTGCACCTATTGCACTAAGCGATTATATTCCAACTGGCGCTGTGTTAGAACAAGTTATTCCTAATTATTCTAAGGTACTAATTAACGACATAAAAACACAATTAATTGATCAAGCGTTTGAGTACAAAGACTTTGCATTGCGTTACGACCAGTATGATAGACAGTGGAAAATTGTACTAGCAGAAGACATTAACACAATTGGCGCATTTGCAACAGGTAAAGCTGGGGATATAACAGCAGAAAATCTTGATGCAAGCTGGATGCTATACTTTAAAACAGACGGAGAAAAATATACAATTACATATCGTAATTTAAGATATGTAATAGAAAGTGCAGAGGAAATTAGATTCTTCTTTGATAGTGCTGATAAGATTTATGACCCATCAACAGGGCAAATTGTTAGAGACAAGATTGATGTATTAAACATTAACAGACAGCCTGGCGCGCTAGTTCCATTTACTAGAGACTTTAATTGGACAATTACTGACGCTTATAGAGACGCAGAAGGATACTTAGATAGTCGTAAAATTCAAATTCAATTTATTGACCTTGATGATGATGGTGTAGTTGATGATCCTGATATTTTTGAGCAAATAGTTGGCGAAGATAATACAGCAATACAAACTAAAGATAAATTAATATTCCAGAAGAAATATACAACAACAGATGCTGTGGAAGATTTTAAATATTTTGCAAACACAACTGCTGAAATAATTGTAGTACAGAATGAACCAGCTATTGCTCCGTATAGTACACGTCTTGAAGGACAAATATTTTACTTAATTGACGAAGGCATTTTTAGAAAGCTTAATAAAGTACTAAACAACACACAAATTAATACAGATTATAAAGCATACTTTGGTCGCGCTGATTTAAAATTCCATTACATCCATGTTGCAGATAGTGGATATAGAATAGATCCAAGTGCAAGTAATATTATTGATACATATGTTTTATCTAAAGCGTACGACACCCAGGTAAAACAGTATATTAGTGGAGTACTTTTAACACAGCCTAAGCCGCCAAGTAATGATGAATTATTTAGAAGCTACGGAACTGAAATTAATAAAATAAAAAGTATTAGTGATGAAATAATTTATCATCCTGTAAAGTATAAAGTATTATTTGGTGACAAAGCAACACCTGATTTGCAAGTTAGATTTAAAATTGTTAAAAATGCAAATATAGTTATTAATGACAATGAACTTAAATCAGACATTATCGAAGCTATTAATAAATTCTTTGATATTGAAAATTGGGACTTTGGAGAAACATTTTACTTCCAAGAGCTTAGTGCTTATATTATAAATCAGCTGTCTCCTAAACTGGTAAGTATACTAATAGTACCGCGCCAAACTACACAATCGTTTGGTAGCCTATTTGAAATAAAAAGTGAGCCAGATGAAATATTTGCAAGTGCAGCTAAAGTGACTGATATTGAAACAATAGATCAGATTACTGCAACAAATTTACAAGCCAGTGGCACAGTACTTAATACAGTGGCAACAGCTTCAACAGCAGGGATTACAAGCAGTGCATCAACAACTACAAGTACAACAACAACTACAGCTACAACAAGTAGTGGATCAAGTGGCAGTTCAAACAGCAGTTCTAACGGTGGAGGCTATAGTTACTAATGGCTAAGAATGATCAAAACGAAAGCGCACTACCTGTTCCAGGACAGAATAATAAAATTACTGCAAGTGATTTTTTACCAAAGTTCTTTAGAACTCAAGCTAATAAAAAGTTTTTACAAGGCACACTTGATCAACTTATACAGCCTGGCGTTGCGGAAAAGGTAAATGGTTATTATGGCAGAACAACTGCTAAAGCATATAAAGTAACTGACAACTATATTGATGATGTAACTGCTGATAGAACTAACTACCAGCTAGAACCTGCGACAGTTATTAAAGACAACTATGAAAATGTAACATTTTATAAAGACTATAATGACTACTTAGGCCAACTTAATGTATTTGGCGCAAACACAGATAATCACAGTCGTTTAAACAGTCAAGAAACATATGCTTGGAACCCAAATATTGATTGGGACAAATTTGTAAACTTCCGCGAGTACTACTGGATGCCAAATGGTCCACTTAGTGTACAAGTTAGAGGACAGAGCAGAGATGTTGTTAGCACATACACTGTAACTACTGAAGACCAAGGCGATAATATTGCTTACATATTCAACGATGGTTTAACAGTTAATCCAACGTTAAAACTTTACCGTGGACAAACATACCGTTTTGAAATAAACACTCCTGGACATCCGTTGTCAATTGCCCTTAGTAGAACTTTTACTCCAGGCACGACTGTTGACACTAATGTTAGTACATTGTATACTGACGGTATAACAACGTTTGATAAAGACGGCAACGCTACAATGCTTAGTTATGTTGAAGAAGGAACAATTGAATTTACCATTCCATCAAACGCTCCTGATATACTATATTACATTAGTGAAAATTCTATTGATACAAGTAGCTATATTAAAGTTTACGACATTGAAGAAAATGCATTCCTTAATGTTACAGCAGACATTATAGGTAAGAAAACGTATACTAGTGCAAACGGTGTTGCATTATCAAACGGAATGAAAGTTAAATTCCAAGGCGATGTACTACCTGCTATATACGAAACTAACGATTGGTACGTTGAAGGTGTAGGCGATAAAATTGTATTAATTAAAGACCAAAACTTAATTATTCCAGCTGCATACAGTGACAGTAAAAGTGTAGCGTTTGATGCTGATAACTTTGACATACTACCGTTTGCTGATGCCACTGCATATGCAACAAATAAAGATTATATTGTTATCAACAGAAGTACTCCAGATAGAAATGCATGGAGTCGTTATAATAAATGGCACCACAAAGATGTAATTTTAAAAAGTTTTGAACTTAATAAGTTACCAAGAGATGTTGATGAATCAGCCCGTGCATTACGCCCAATTATCGAGTTTGAAGCAGGACTAAAGTTAAACAACTTTGGAGCATATGCCAAACAGGATGTTGACTTAATTGATACATTTACTACAGATGTGTTTAGTACTATTGAAGGACAAATAGGGTATAACATTGACGGCGTTGCACTTTCAGATAACATGCGTATTTTGTTTGCAGCAGATATTGATCCAAAAGTTAGCGGAAAAATATATAATGTTAAATTTGTTGAAATTGGAAATGTTAGGCAAATTAGTTTAATTGAAACTACTGATACATTACCTATTGATCTCGAAACAGTGCTAATTACACAAGGTGTAAAAAATGCAGGTAAAAGTTATCATTACCACGGAGCAAAGTGGACTGCCGCACAAGAAAAAACAACTCGCAACCAAACACCAAAGTTTGAAGTGTTTGATGTAAATGGTAATAGCTTTAGTGACACTACTTACTACGGATCGACTAGTTTTTCTGGCACTGAGATATTTTCTTACGCTACTGGCACAGGTACAGTTGACAAAGAATTAGGGTTTGCGCTTGACTATAAAACATTAAATAATACAGGCGATATTGTTTTTGATTTTAATCTTTTAAATGACACTTTCCACTATCAAACAGAAACTGACTTAATAACACATAAAATTAATAGTGGCTATTTAAAGAAATATAAATCACTTACTGCATTTTCTTATGTAAACGGATTTAGTAATACACCGTATCAAAGTAAGCAATATGTTATATCTGAATATGCTGCAACTGATTTACAGACTAATAAATTTGTAATTGATGTATATAAAGATTCTAGTAGTTTATCTGATTTACAGGTAATAGTATTTGTTAATAATAAATTACAAATAGCTGCAACATCATATACCCTTGACAAAACTGCTGCTAATGTATCTGTTCTATTTAATACAGATTTAAAAGAAGGCGATGTTGTCAAAATTAAAACAGACAGTAAAGCTATTAAAAATTCTAATGGATATTACGAGTTTCCGTATAACTTAGAACGAAATCCTTTGAACGATGATGTTAATCAATTTACATTAGGCGAAGTAGTTGACCATGTCGACAGTATGCTAGAAGATATTCCAAACTATGATGGTGTATATCTTGGATCAAGTAACCTAAGAGACTTAGGCGATTTAGATCGTTATGGCAAACGCTTTGTTAAACACAGCGGCCCAATCAACTTGCCGCTGTACCACGTAACTAATAAAAGTTATAATATTGTAAAGGCATTAAAATATTCTAAAAGAGAATATTCAAGATTTAAAAAGACATTTTTAGATACTGCTTTAAACTTAGGATACGATGGTCCAGTTAAAGGACACGTAGATAAAATATTAAAAGAAATTAATGCTGATAAGTTAACATCACAACCGTTTTACTTCTCTGATATGCTTCCATCAGGAGCAGCTAATAAACTAACGTACACTATATTAGATATTAGAACAACAGAATATCCAATTACTAATAATTTCAACTTAACTAGTCTTAGTACAGAAAGTGTAATTGTTTATTTAAACGGATTACAATTAACACACGAAAAAGATTATAACTTTAATACTGCTGGATATATATCAGTAAGTTCAAACCAAAAAGAAAATGATTTACTTGAAATATACGAGTATGCATTAACTGACGGAAGTTTTATTGCTCCAACGCCTACTAAGTTAGGATTGTATCCTAAGTATTATCCAGAACTAACAATTGACGACACTGTACTTGCAGATGAACCAGAAACTACTGGTCCGTTTAAAGTATATGCTCAAGACGAAGCAACTGGCACTAGAGGTTGGTTCCATCCAGTGTATACTACCAAAATTGCGGCTGGCGCAGGTGCAACATCTAAGTCATATACGTTTAATGGAATGAATAAAATATTCTACATACCAACAACAGGTGCAACACTAGGCGGCAATGATAACGTTGAAATAGTTGATTACCCAATAGGCGTTGCTTTTATTAGAGGTCACGACGGCAGTTATATTAAAGCGTACAAAGATTTTAGAGACGAATTGCTACTTGAATTAGAAAAAAGAATTTTTAACAATATTAAAGCTGCCTATTCAACTGATAGATTAGATGTTAATGCTTTTATCGGTGGCGAGTTTAGAACTAACGAATTCACAAAATTTGAAATTGATACTACTATGCTTGGCGACTTCCAGCAATGGATACAGCAAAATTTAAATAATATTTCGTTTACTGATAATAATTTTTATGATAGAACCAACAATTGGACATTTAACTATCAAGATACTACTTCTCCAGACGGTAATATAAATCCAGGACACTGGAGAGGCTTATATATACGAGCATTTGATACCGATCGTCCTCACAGTCATCCTTGGGAGATGCTTGGTATAACAACTAAACCAAACTGGTGGAATACAGTGTATGGTCCAGCTCCTTATACAGGCGATAACTTAGTACTTTGGAAAGACTTAGAAAAAGGTCGTATTGCTGATCCTACTAATACTAAAATTGATCTTAAATATGCCCGCCCTGGATTAACTAGTTTTATTCCGGTTGATGGTATTGGTAAACTATTATCACCATTAGATAGCCGATATGCTAAGAACTTCCAAATACAAAGTGCAACACAAAACTTTAAGTTTGGTGACGCTGCTCCAGTTGAAAATGCATGGCGCAGGAATTCAGAATATCCTTTTGCAGTATTAACAGCTATGCTATTAAACAAACCTGCAAAAACAATGAGTTTAGGTTTTGATGTTTCAAGAATAACTAAGAACTTAGCAAAGCAGTGGGTTAATACAGAAACAAACGCACCTATTGTTATTAAAGATTTAAAATTACCAAATACTATTAAATCAGCAACACGTACTATTACTGCTGGATTAGTAAACTACATTTATAACTTAGTAGCAAGTGATATATTAACAGTATACACAGGATACCAAACTGAGTTAGCTACAATTAGTAACCAATTGGGTGTAAAAGTTGCAGGCTTTACAAGCAAACAAAAGTTTAATTTAATACTTGACAGTAGGTCACCAACTCAAGAACAAACTCAAGGCGGAATTTTTGTTCCGCAAGAAAACTATCAAGTATTTCTAAATACTAGTAGCCCCACTGAGCTTGCAATTTATAGCGGCTTGGTTGTAGAACGAGCTGAACTAGGATATGTTCTAAGAGGATACAATTTAGAAAAGCCTTACTTTGAATATTATGAACCGCACATAGGATCTACTAAAGCAGTAGTAACGGTAGGCGGCATCTCGGAATCAGTAAATGAATGGTCTAGTAATACTTCTTATGTTAGTGGCGAAGTACTTTTAAACAATAGTGCTTATTATAGAGTTATTAACTCTTTTACATCCGGAGCATCTTTTGATCTTACTGATATTGTTAGGTTACCTGCTTTACCACTTGCTGGCGGAGTAACAGCAGAGTTTAAAAGAGACTTTGACTTTGGCGAACTTAAAACATTACAGTATGGCGCCCGACTCAACACTGCTCAAGAAGTAGTTGACTTTATTTTAGGATATAGTCAACGCCAAGCACAGCTAGGCTTTAGTTTTGAAAATGTTATTAAAGGATCAAATGCAGTTGAAAACTGGGCAAGCTCTGCAAAAGAGTTTTTGTTCTGGACAACTCAAGGTTGGGCAAAGAGTGCGTTAATAGCATTAAGCCCAGGCGCAAACTTATTAGAATTTAAAAGAGAATATTATGTAGTTGATAATATTAAAGATGAGTTTTATGGTTATAATATATTTAAAGCAGATGGACAGTTCCTAAGCTCTGAGTTTAACAGTTTATTAAGAGACCAAAATAGTTTTGGAATTCAAGTAGATGGAACTGACGAAGGATTATATCATGTATCACTTCCGTTAGTACAAAAGGAACACGTTTTACTAATAGACAATAAAACAGATTTTAATGACAGCATCTACAATCCAAGTACAGGATATAGACAAGAGCGAATCCGTGTTAATGGTTACAGATCCGATGGTTGGAATGGCGGATTAAATATCCCTGGATTTATATATGATGATGCAAGCTTTACAGATTGGGCCCAGTGGAAAGATTATAAGATCGGCGATATTGTAAAGTACAAGCAATATTACTATGTGGCAACAATAAATGCTACAGGGTCACAGAGCTTTAATTCAACTAACTGGTATCAGTTAAGTGAAAAGCCTGAGTCACAGTTAATGACTAACTTTGATTACAAAATTACACAGTTTACAGACTTTTATGATTTAGATTCAGATAGCTTTGATATTGAACAACAGAAGATGGCACAGCATTTAATAGGTTATCAAAAGCGCCAGTACCTTGCTAACATTATTAATGATGATGTAAGTCAGTTTAAATTCTACAGAGGCGCAATTGCAGACAAAGGCACAATGAATGTGTTTACTAAACTGTTTGATGCACTAGGCAATACTGCTGATAACTTAGAATTTTACGAAGAATGGGCAATACAAGTTGGTCGTTATGGTGCAGTTGATGATGTACAGCAAGTAGAGTTTAACTTAAAGCAAGATAAAATGCAAGAGTCACCTCAGGCAATTGAATTGTTAAGCTCGTTACCAGCAACAAACTTTGATAAGATTTATAGAATACTTCCAAATGAAGTATACGATAAGCCAGAAGGATATACACACTCACCGTTTCCTACCAAAACATTAGCTAATGAATATATTAGAACTGCTGGATATGTAAACGAAAATAGTGTTGACTTTGTTGTTAACAACATTATAGATCTTGCGGCTATTGATAGTAACCAAATTTCTCTAGGAGCAACTATATGGGTAACTGATACTAGCACTACACAAGGCGGTATAATTAATCCTGTTGACTGGTCAGTATTACAGTTAATAAAAACTAAAGCTAACATAACATCAGCATTAACAGCTATAGCTAGAGTATCAGAAAGTGGACTACAGTTAGTAGAACTAACACTTGATAAATGGGCAGACCAAGTTTTAAGTGTAGGCGAGTATATTAGTGTACGCGGAGCAAATCAATATGCTCTTAATGGTATATATGAAGTAGATAGTATTAACTTAGATAAGATTCAAATCCAAGTTCCAATAACTAACGAAATAATAGACTTTGAAGAAGAATCATTTACACTATCAAAATTAAGAACAGTTAGAGTACCAACTGTAGAATCACTAAATTCATTTATTAATCAAGAACTTTACAATAAACAAAAGTTATGGATTGATACATACGGTGCTGAGTGGGCAGTATTAGAAAATAATCCTGTTTATTTAAATCAGCATACAATCACAAATCCAGCATTGTATGATAGTACTGATCAAGGATTTAGTGATAGTGTTGCAGTAACACAAAATAATAATAATGTTTTTGTATCATCGCCTAACGATGTTAACGGCAAAGTATCAGTTTATAGAAGAACTAGAGAACAGTCTGAATTAATATTAGATCAAGAATTATCACTTGACAACGATGACTTATATAGTAAGACAAATGCAGACTTTGGAAAAAGTATTGCAGTATCGCCAGATGGCGAATATCTTATTATAGGTGTCCCGCAAGCAAGTAGTGTTAAGACTAGATTAGCATATAAAACAGATGCAAATACAAGCCTAAGTACATTTGACTTTCAAAGCGATGCAACTTATGTTAAGAGTGATATTGTGCGCTATAGAGAGAGCTTGTGGAAAGCTAACAGAGAAATCCTTCCACAGATTGGAAGCCAAGGATTTAGTACGTTTGACACATATGTAAACATTGCAAGCCAAGCAGATGCTGATAGTACAACAATAAACTTGTTAGTTTCAGGAGATCCAGGATTACAAAATAACATAACAAACCACTTGTTAGTACGTGCTCCAAAAGATATGTACATTGGTACAAAGCCCGGAGATTTATTACGGTTAGCTTGGAACAGACGGAGTTATACATATCCTACATTAGCTAATTATCTTCCGTTTGATGGTGATATTTCTGAAATAACACCAGAATTCCTTGATGCAGAACATACTATTGTTGAAAAAATTGATCATGTATTTTTTGTTGAAGCTTTTATAACATTGCCGACTGTAGGTAGTACAGTAACAACTGATACCGGTGCCGGCGTAGTATTTTATGTAGGCACTAGACTTGATAGTGCAGTAATATATATTAAAGATACAAATGGCATATTTCCGTTAACTGGAACTTTATATGTAAATGGAGCAGACGTAGTTGGAGATTATACAGAACAAGCAACAGTTGCTACAACTAATGCAGTCGGCGGATATTGGTATATTAATACAGGATTTAATTATAATAATGATGGTACATATTATGATCAAGGTCGCGGACTAGTTTATGCTGATATTAAAGTATCCGGATCAGCCCGTGCATTAAATGTGTACTCTAACATTCAAGAGACAGTTGGAACAATCGGTGTATATGTAACTAAGAAAAACCAAGCTAGTTACATTGCTCAATTATCTTATAGAGGTGACACTTCATTACAAGATGGAGCAGATGGTGCTGAACGTGATCTTCCGAGTAACAAGCTTGTTATCCGAGGAGCAAAGACATTTACAGATACATTAACAATAAGTGACGTACAGGAATTCCGTTTATACAATCTTGACAACAGAGTTATTGATCTTGCAAGTGCAGGACTTACATACGATATCCTAAACAAATCACAAACAATTGTTGATTTATGGGATGGATATATTGATTTTAAATTAACTGAGTTTGACTTCCAAGGATTTGCATTTGAACCACAGGTTGGTGACATAATTGAAGATGTACAAATCCCACGAGATGGCCAAGGCGGACTTGCAGTAACTAGTATTACAACTAGTAGTGCTGAAGTTGTGTTTGTACAACGTAACTTTACTGATGTTAAAGTATATCTAAAAATTGTTGCAAATACAGATGGCACTACTGGAGATTGGACCGAACTATCAAATATTGGACGCTTTGGAATTTCACGTAGAGCAAACGTTGCACTACGAGGAGCAGCTGATGTTAAGCGTACTATTGGCACAATAACAGATGTAAACAATAGTATTGCATTAGGCACTACACTAATTGGTAAGTTAATTGTACTAGAACATTCATCTAACTTTGATATTAGTGCTTCGCCAACAATAGTTGACGAAGAGTATTGGTTCTTTGGTGAAACTACTGAATCTGGTATTTCTAGATTGCCTAATCCTCCGTTTAGCTTAAACAAAGATTATACACAAGTTTATAATATTCCAGCAGATGCAACTGGCACTGCGCAAACATTTGCTAACGAAGGCGCGTATGTAATCTATAGAAAATTAGATAACGGCAGCTATAGATACCAAACTACAATAATATCAGAACATAGAGCAGCAAATAGAAACTTTGGCTCTCAAGTTGCAATAGTACAAACTGGCGACTACTATACATTACTAGTAGCTAGTAATGGTGTTACCGCAGCTGGAGAGTCATTTGATAATACCGGCAGACGAACAGACCCTGGATCAATTGAAATATTCCGTCATGGTACTAAAGCAACTGACAGTTTCAAAGGTGAATATAAACTAACAGCATTTGAAATAGGAGATATTGTAACATATAAAGACGGATATTATATTTGCCTTAAAGCAACAACAGTTTCTGATAATTTTATTACTGATCCAATTTATTGGAGTAATATTAGTTGGAAGCAAGCAAAGGATTCTAACTACAGAGGTAATTTCGACAACACTTACTCTTATATAATAGGAAGTGTAGTTGCACAAAATAATGCACTATGGAAAGCAAAAACTAACGTAGCAGTTAATGCAGCAGCTCCAAGTGCTTCAAATAACTCTTGGGAAAGTATTACTACTGATGTTGATTACTTAGGATACTTGCCAAACTTAACTGCAAATGCATTTTACAATGAAAACGTATTTGATCCTATTGAAAATATAGTAGAGTTTAGTAAGAGTTTTGATATTAGTAGTGATGCACAAGTTCTAGTTGTAACAAGTAAACAACAGACGGTAGCCAGTACATCAAATATAACACTTGCAATTTACCGTGCAGTTGGTGAAAAGTTCCAATTATCTCAAACAATAACAGCGCCTGACGATGTTACAGGATGGGGCGACAAAGTTAGTTTAAATCCTGAAGGAACACAATTTGCAGTAAGCTCAATGCGAAATGATAATACTAAAGCTAATCAAGGTGTTGTGTATGTTTATACACAAGCAGCCGGCACATTTACTTTAACACAAACACTAACTCCGCCAAACAACGAAGAAAGCGAAGGCTTTGGATTTGGATTATCATACGGAACTGATAACTTAGTTGTATCAAGTTTAAATGGTGATCAAACAATTCCAACTACGTTTGACGTTACTACATTTACAACAACAGACGATACAGCAACTACGTTTGATAACTTGTTTACAAACTTTAGAAATATCAAACTTGATAAAGGAGCTGTATATGTTTACGAAAATATTAATAGTAACTTAATATATTCAGAGCAGTTTACATATCCGTTAACACAAACTACGTTTGGCGAGAACATTTATACTAACGGAAACCATGTTTATATTGGAATGCCAGATCAACTTGTAGGAGCAATAGACGGCGCCACTCCAAGTGATGACGTTGCTGGATACAAAGGTGCATTAGTTGACTTTAGAAAAAATGCAACTACGTTTGCATGGAGTGTTGTTAATGAAGGCATAACCCCAGTTGATGTAGATAATATTCGCGGAGCGTTCTTATACAACAAGCGTGAAAATTCCATTGTAAGTTATATTGATTACATTGATCCAGTACAAGGTAAAATTGCTGGCCCAGCTGAGCAAGAAATTACATTTAAAACTCCGTACGATCCTGCTGTATATAACACAGGAGCAACTGCTGATAATACAGTTGATCCTAATAGAGCATGGTGCGAAACACATGTTGGACAAGTTTGGTGGAACATTAGTGTTGCTAAATTTGCACATGCTTACCAAGGGTCAACAACATTCCAAAAAAACACATGGAATAAACTAATTCCTGGAGCAAGGATAGATGTGTTTGAATGGGTCGAAAGTAGTTTTATTCCAAGTATTTGGGATAGTGTAGCTGATACCCCTAATGGACTTACAGCTGGAATTAGTGGTGTAAGTTTATTTGGAGATAGCAAGTATTCAACTAAAATAGTGTATGATGATATTAGTCAGACGTTTAGTAACTTGTATTACTTTTGGGTTGTTAATAAAGTTACAATTCCTGTATTAGAAAACAGAAAGTTAAGCATTAGCGATATTGCAGCACTTATTGAAAATCCAAGAACACAAGGTTATCCATTCTTAAGTTTACTTTCAGATAATAAATTTGTTCTTAATAACTTTGATACATTTGTTGATAACGATGATTTAGTTTTGAATATTAAATATTCAACGGGTCCTAAGAAAACACAAAATCTGCACAGTCAGTACAAGTTAATATCAGATGGATTAAGTACAAGTAAACCTGACCCAGATATTGAACGTAAATGGTTTGATAGTTTAATTGGCTTTGATGACAATAACAGAACTGTTCCTGATCCTACTATAACACTTAAAACTCGCTATGGTGTACAAAATCGCCCAAGACAGAGTATGTTTGTAAATAGATTTGAAGCATTAAAGCAAACCATTGAAAGAATAAATTTAAAATTAACTGAACACCTTATAGTTGATGAATATAATCTTACAGCATTAACAAAGAAAGATGCTGAGCCTACATTATTGTCAAGACAATATGATTTAACATCAGCTACAGTAGCAGAACTTACATATGTAAGTACAAACAAAATTACTTCTGCTATACTAACACCTATTATTACTAATGGTAGAATATCTAGAGTTGATATTGTCGATGCGGGACGTGGCTACAAAGTTGCTCCTACTTTTACAATTAATGGAACTGGCACAGACGCTGAATTTGATATTACTATTAATAACTTAGGACAAATAACAGCAGTTGTTATTGTTAACAGCGGAAAATTATACAATAGTAGTACTACTATTACAGTTAGACCAGTTACAGTGCTAGTAACAGCAGACGAAACTATACAAAATAAATGGGCGTTATATTCATGGAACGGCATTGCTTGGTATAGAAGAAAACTTCAAAGTTATAATACAAATTCATATTGGCATTATATTGATTGGTATGCAACTGGATTTAACCAGTTTACAAATATTAACGACACTATTGCAGGATCATATCAGCTACCAAGTTTAAATAATGCTATTGGCCAAATTGTAAAAATTGAAATAGTTGGTACAGGTGGATGGCTATTATTACAAAAAATAGATGATGTAGACACTGAAGACTACACAGTTAACTATAATACAATTGGACGTCAAAACGGAACAATACAATTTAAAGATACATTGTATGACTACTCAAAGAACACTATAGGATTTGATAACCGCAGCTTTGATAGTAATTTTTACGACAATAATCCAAGTGTTGAGTTAAGAAGTATACTTGAAGCAATTAGAGACGATATCTTTATAGGCAATTTATCTGTAGAATATAATCAATTGTTTATGGCAGCACTACGATATGTAATGTCAGAACAGCAAGCAGTTGACTGGATGTTTAAAACTAGTTTTGTAAAATCTAAGCACAACAGAGGTTCGTTAAGTACACAGGATTTAACATTTAATAATGATAATCTTTCAAGCTACCAAGACTTTGTTGAAGAGTTTAAGCCTTACTCAACAAAGATAAGAGAATTTGTTAGTGATTATGCTGGACTTGAGCCTACTAATAGTTCTATTAGTGACTTTGATTTACAGCCACAGTATGATAAAACAACTAAGAAAATTAATGCAAGTAGTGCAAAGATTATTGATAATATTATTACTGATCAGAATCTTAACACAGCAGTATATCCACGTAAAAACTGGAAAGATAATCACGGATACCAAATAACTCAAGTTAAAATTGGTGATGCTGGCTCTGGCTTTACATATGAACCTACTGTACTATTTTCAGGAGGCGGCGGCACAGGAGCAGTTGCTAAAGCATACTTAGGATATGGAAAAGTTACTAGTATTGTAGTAACTAATCCAGGTAGTGGATACACTAGTGCCCCTACTATTACTATATCAGGCTCGCAAGTAACTGGAAGTACTCCGACAAAGGCGACAGCAGTATTAGGCAACGGTTTAGTAAGAAGCCCAAGTGTTAAAATTAAGTTTGACAGAACAAGTGGAGCATTTACTTTTAGTTCTTTAGCTAAGTCAGAGACATTTACAGGTACTGGATTTGAAGCAAGATTCTTCCTTGAATGGCCAATGGATCTTAACCTTACAAAAGTAAGTGTTTACATTGACAACATATTACAACTGCGTAGTAAATATACTTTTGTAAATGTTGATGACACCACAAAGTCTTATACTAGAGAGCAAGGTAAGGTTATATTTGTAACTCCGCCAAAACTAAATGCAGTTATAAAAATAGATTATAATATACCATTAAGTATGTTGAACGCATCAGACAGAACCCAGCTTGCATACAAGCCAATAGCAGGTATGTATGGTAATGATTTAGCACAGCTAATGACTGGAATTGATTACGGCGGCGTTGAAGTACGAAGCTTTGACTTTGCTGGCCCTAGTGGATTTGATACAGCAGGTTGGTACACCGATACATGGGACACATATGATAATACGTTTGAAGATGAAGTCTTTACAGCAGACGGATCAACAATTGCAGTACAGTTAAGTGCTCCGCTCGAAGATGGTGTTGTTTATAATCTTTATAAAAACGGCGTAAGAATTGACGATCCTAACTTTAGTTTAGGATCAGCAACTAATGTAAATGCTATTGCAAATAGTATTACGGGTGACGGCACAACTGATATAATTTATGTACAAGACCTAGAAATAAGTTTATTAGATGGTGATATATTTGTTGTAAGAAAGACTTCCAGTGACGGTAGTATACAGCCTGATGTAACTAGTTATGATACGGCGATTAGTGGAGGCGACTTAGCATATGCAACTGCTAAAGGAATAACAGCAGAAGAAATTATTATAGACGGCGATGGTTTTGTTACTCCTACAACAAGTAGCGGTCCTGAAGAAGTAGTTCCTGGACAAGTACTTGACACGCTTGATATTAAAGTGTTTACAAGAGATAGTGCAGGACAAGGCATTATTAATAGCCAAAGTTATACAATGAAAAACACAAATACTTACAATTTAGGTGTAACACCTAATAGCAGTGACGCAGTTATTGTAAAAGTTAGTAACGTTATACTACCACAGACTGATTATACAATTAATTGGGTAGCTAATACAATAACATTGGCTACAGTAGTTCCAGGAGCAGAACTTAGTATTGTAACAGTTGCCCAAGGCACCCAAAACATATTAGACTTTGGTCAATCTATGGGAGACGGCAATAGGACTGAATTTGAAACAACAGTTGATTGGGAAACTGGAGCAAGTGTATATGCTAGTATTAACGGAGTACAACAAACAGTTGATGCATTTAAATCAGAGACTGGACCTAAGACAGTTATTAGATTTAGTACAGCGGTACCCGTCGAAGGAGTAATTAACTATACTGTATTTGCATCAGATACACAAATTAATTATAGCCAAATTACTAAAGATACGTTTACTGGCGATGCAGCAACAACAGTGTTTACACTAGCAAATGCACCGTTGTATTCAACCCCTACAGAACATAATGTTATTGTTAAGGTAGATAACAAAATATTAAATGCAGGATATAATGTACAATATACAATACCAGCATCAGTTCAGCGTGAATTTGCATTAGAGATATTCCAAATGCCACAAGGTAGTTTAAATGTTTCTGACATTAAAGTACTATTAAACGGTACAGAAATTACAACTCCAACACAATGGCGTTTTGAAAATGCAAATAGTAGTATTACACTAGCTGACGAAATTGGAGTAGCTGGTGACTTGCTTGAAATGTATGTAATTACAGATGGTGAATACAGAGTTACAGGAACTACAGTTACTTTAGACACAGCTCCAGTTGCTGGCGCTGTTATTGAAGTAATAAAGTTTACTAATCATAATTTACTAAAAATTGAACGTACAAATTACGAAGTTGTTTCAAGATCAACATTAACAGAAGCAGATGTTGATTACGTTACTTACAATAGATTAACAGTTGGCGAAATAACGTTGCGCAAACCAGCAGCAGATGCTCAGTATGTTTGGGTTAGCGTAAACAACGAGCTGTTATCACCGAGTGTAGACTATTATATTACCGACGATAAGAAAAAGGTGCAATTAGTACGTCAGCCAGCGGCTGATGATGTTATAGATATTATTCACTTCACTGCTGATATTAGTGTACCTAAATTTGCTTATAGACAGTTTAAGGATATGCTTAATAGAACACACTTTAAACGCTTAGAAAAAAGTACAGCTAGGTTAGCACAACCATTAAATTATTACGATCTAAGAGTTGAGTTAGATGATGCAAGCGCATTGTCAGAACCGAATAAAGCGCAAAATTTACCAGGTGTAATCTTTATTGACGGCGAGCGTATTGAGTACTTTGTAAAAGAAAGTAATACACTGCGCCAACTACGTAGAGGAACATTAGGTACTGGAGTTAAGAATACTTACACATTAAATACTAAGGTATACGATCAGAACATAAGTAAGACTGTTCCGTATAAAGATAGTACATTGGCATATAATGCTACAGCAGACGGTGTTATAAGTGCGTTTACAGTTAGTTACCCTGTAGCATCGATTAATGAAATTGAAGTATTTGTTGCAGGAGCACGTATGCGTAAGACAACATTAGATGTGTTTAACCCTGTAACAGCATTAGATAGCCCAGAAGGCGACACTACTGTTGTAGCAGACTTTACATTTGATGCTAATACTAATGCAATCACATTACTAGCAACACCTGCAGAGAATACAAAAGTAACAGTAGTGAAAAAAGTAGGACAAAGTTGGACAACTTTCGGAGAATCACTGGGTGATACAGAAAATAGTATTGCAAGATTCTTACGTGCAGGAACATCTGAGCTACCTGAATAAATACAGTATAGGAAAAAATTAAATGAGCGATAACATGCAAGATACAAACGGAGTACTAGTTCAGGGACATATTAAGATATTCGACCCTGAATCACAAAAGGTATACATTGACAAGCGCAATGCAATCCATTACGAGAATATGAGTATTGCACTAGCAGATAGTTTAGCAAACGCTGGACAAGGGTTTATATATGAAATGAGCTTTGGAAACGGCGGAACAAGCGTCGACCCAACTGGTATTATTACATATCTAACACCTAACAGCACAGGAACTAATGCAAGTCTATACAACCAAACCTATACTAAAGTTGTTGACGACAGAAGTGTAAATAATACTGACCCTGCAAGAAATAAACTTGAAACCCGACATGTAGCGGGTACAAATTATACCGATATTGTTGTAAGTTGTTTACTTGATTACGGCGAACCAAATGGACAAGATGCATTTGATACTGCAAGTGCAACAGACAGTCCGTATGTGTTTGATGAGTTAGGATTACGTAGCTACAGTGCTGCTGGAACAGGAAGATTAATGACACATGTTATTTTCCATCCTGTACAGAAGTCGCTTAACAGATTAATACAAATTGACTACACTGTGCGTGTACAAAGTTTGGCAGGGTAAGGGATAAAATATGCCATATA